GTATTTGACACTATCACATCAGCAGGCGGTGGTGGCGGTGGCGGTGGTTCTATTTCTGCTACTGGTGGTACTGGCGGTTCTGGCGGCGGTGGAAATTATTTAAGTACAGGTGGCGGTGGCGCTGGTAATACTCCAAGCACTAGCCCGAGCCAAGGTAATAATGGTGGCGGGGGTCGCGGTAATTTTTCTCCATACGGCGCTGGTGGCGGCGGCGGTGCTGGTGCTGTTGGTGCGACTGCGGCTACTACGGTTGCTGGTGCTGGTGGTATTGGGTCGCAATCTAGCATTACTGGAACGGCAACATATTACGCTGGCGGTGGCGGTGGTGCGGGTAGAACAGGCGCAACAGGTGGTTTGGGTGGGACAGGCGGCGGCGGTAACGGTGCGTTAGTTAGTAATACCAACGGTAGCCCCGGCACAGTTAATACTGGTGGTGGCGGCGGCGGAGCATCCCAATCTACTGGGTCTAGATTAGGCGGAAATGGCGGTTCGGGCATAGTTATCATTGCTTATGTAAATACATATCCTGATATATATGCATTTTCTGCTGGGTTAGTTGTTAACGGTGTAACCACTACGGGGTCTAATGTTCCCGCATCGGATACCGCATCACGCTCTGGATACAAAGTCTATAAATTTACCGCCGGAACAGGCACGTTTACTTTTTAATCATGTCAACTAGGTATAAAGGTTCTATCTTATCTGTATCAGCAGCGGGTACAAGCACAAGTGCTGCCGTGGGCATTTGGCAGTCTAATGAAACTATGCAAGCGTTACAGGCAACAGCGTGGCCTTTACTCTCAATTCCAATTGAGTTTTTATTAGTTGCTGGTGGTGGTTCTGGAGGCTATCAATATAGCGGAGGGGGTGGTGCTGGAGGTGTAGTTACATCAACATCCTTAAATGTCAATTCTTCTACAAGCTATACAGTAACTATCGGTGCTGGTGGGACATCAGCTTCATCTAATACAACTGCTTCAAACGGAAATGGCAACAATTCTGTATTTTCAGCATCAGGCTCTAGCCCCGCAATAGCTGGAGGGGGTGGAGGTATTGACCTTAGTAAAGCTGGAGCTTCAGGCGGATCTGGAGGTGGTGCTGCTTATCTCTCTGGGTCTGCTGCGGGAACGGGTACAGGCACTCAAGGTAAAAACGGCGGTGCTGGAGATTCAAATAGCAACTTTGGCGGTGGTGGTGGAGGATATTCTGTTGCCGGTGTTGGAGGTACTTCTTCTACTGGTGTTGGTGGCGCAGGACTATTAAGCACAATCACTACAAACTTTGCTGGTACAGCTAACACAAGCACTAGCGCAAGCATAAACATCACTGCCGTTTCTGCGGGTGTTATTGGTATTGGAACGCAAATTACAGGGTCAGGTGTTCCAGCAGGTACTGTCGTTATAGCGCTTGGCACAGGCACAGGCGGTACTGGTACTTACACCATGAACAAGGCTACCACTACTACTTTAACTGGAACGGCAATTACAAGCACTGGCGTTTATTATGCTGGTGGTGGCGGTGGTTGGACGCGCAGTACAGGTACAACCCTTGGTGGTTTAGGGGGCGGTGGTGGCGGGGTAACCGGCACTAATACAGTTGCAGGCGGCGTTAACCAAGGTGGCGGCGGTGGCGGCGGCGGCGCTAGTGCAGCAGGGGGAACTGGTGGTTCTGGAATACTAATTATTGCTTACCCTAATTCATACAGTGATCTTGCTTCTGTATCCGCAGGTTTGACTTGCAATGGCAGCGCTGGCAATACTACGCCAAACACAACGTACCGCACAGGCTACAAAGTGTATAGATTTACCGCTGGCACAGGCACAATTTATTGGTAACAACTATGGCACATTTTGCAGAACTTGACGAGAACAACGTAGTCCTACAAGTAATTGTGGGCGTGGACGAGCCGCATGACGGTGAAGCTATTTACGCACAAACAACAGGAACCGTTTGGAAAAAGACCAGCTATAACACTCAAGCAGGCCAGCACTTATTGGGCGGTACGCCGTTTCGTAAAAACTACGCAGGGGTTGGGTACACTTATGACCCAGATAGGGATGCGTTTATCCCGCCGCAGCCATATCCTAGCTGGCCTCTTGACGAACAGACTTGTCAATGGCATCCTCCTATACAATACCCCAGTGATGACAAGCGTTACGAGTGGGATGAGCAAACTATTTGTTGGAAAGAAATCCTATGACAGTCAATTACACAACTAACTTATCCCTTGGCCTTCCGGTCACCGGGACGGAATCAGGCACTTGGGGCGATGATGTAAACAATGCCATCACCGCTTACTTAGACATTTCCATTGCAGGTGGCTTGGCTGTCACTGTAACCACCACAGACGTTACCCTAGCCAATACGCAGGGTACAAACTCAGCCACCAACATTGGCTCAACCACGGCGCAGTATGCAATCCTAAACGTCAGCGGGGCAATGACCGCAGCCCGCAACCTGATTGTCCCCAGCAGCAGCAAGTGGTACATCGTCAACAACGCTTGTACGGGCGGATTTCTCCTGACTGTTAAAGGCTCTGCCACTTCAGGCGTTACCCTGACCAACGGCGAGAAAGCTCTGCTGTTCTGGAACGGCACAGACTATGTGAAGGTTGCTACGCTAGGCGGCACAGGTGCTTTACCTTTACCAACAGGAACGACTGCACAGCAGCCAGCTTCCCCCACAGTAGGAACGGTACGGTACAACTCCACCAGTAATGAGTTTGAAGGCTACAGCGGAGCAAGCCCTTCGTGGAAGTCTATTGGCGGCTCTGCACTGAGTAACGATACCTCGACAGCCAGTAATCTTTACCCAGTGTTTGCAGCGGCTACATCAGGCACGGCGCAGAATCTATATACAGGTAACGCTAATCTGCTGTATAAACCAAGCACGGGGGAACTAAGCTCCACGGCGGTTATCTCTACTAACGGCATCACGTTAAACGCAAACACCATTGCCACCAGCTACACTATTGCGGCGACAAACAACGGCTTATCGGCTGGCCCGGTATCGGTCAATAGTGGTGTAACGGTCACAGTATCCACCGGTTCGGTCTGGACTGTCATTTAAGGATCAACCATGAGCGCAGTACAAATCCAAGGCAACGCAAGCGGCACAGGCACGCTGACCATTGCCGCACCTAATACAAACACTAACCAGACGCTGACGCTGCCTGACCTTACGGCAACACTTGCGGTAAACGGGCCTGCGTTTAGCTACTACGCAAGTGCTGCAACATCTATACCAAATGGAAATGTAACAAAAGTTTTATTTGCTACCTCAGAATTTGATACAGCGTCTGCTGTTTCTTCTAGCCGTTTTACACCAACTGTTGCTGGCTACTATCAAATAAATGCATCAGTTTATTATGCAAGTAATGCTTCTGCTGAAAAAGTATGTATTGTCTATAAAAACGGAAGCAGCTACAAAAATGGAGTAGATGTAACAGGTACTTTGTATGGAACAACAGTTAATTGCGTTGTTTATTTAAACGGTTCAACTGATTACGTTGAAATTTGGGCGTATCAAACTAGTGGTGGTTCGTTAAATACAAATGCCGTTCAAGCGCAAACATATTTTCAAGGCTTTTTGGCGAGGGCAGCATAATGACACTCTACGAAAAAATTAAAGAGTTGTATCCAGAATTACAAAATTCTGACTTTAGTCCTATTGTTGGAACTATTCTTTTGCAAGACAACAGCGATGGCAAAGGCTCGTACATAGCCAAGTGGGAACACCCAACACTTGCACGACCTACTAAGGAGCAATTAGCATGACGCTCGCGATAAATGGCACAACCGGCATAACCTTGGCGGGTCAGTTTGACTCTGCCAGCACCTTTGCTGGTACTGCTTTGTTGGTTATGGAGCATAATAAAACAGGCTTAAAGTATTTTTGCAAAACATCAAGGCTACAAGATTTACGTTACTACCGTGGCAGCGGTTATTACTGGAAACGCCACTTAAAAGCGCATGGCAAAGACATTTCTATTGGTGTGCTTGGTATTTATTTTGAGGAAGCTAGATGTACTGCTGCTGCCAAAGAATTTAGTGAACTGCACAATGTTGCAAAAAACCCAGAATGGGCTAACTTAATTGCTGAAAACGGTTTAGATGGCGCTCCAGTTGGAGTCAATCACCCTATGTACGGAAAGCCAAGTCCAAGCAAAGGGCAAAAACGGCCTTGGGTAGGTATGAGTGGTGCAAAAAATCCAATGTATGGAAAAGTAAGTCCAATGCGCGGCGTTGCAAAGCCCAAGGGCATACACAGTCCTTTGTACGGAAGAAAACGTCCAGAAGGAGGCGGCAAGCAGCCTCACCCTGTCATCGGCATAGATGTAAATGGTGTTGAAACAATGTATGGCTCTGTTGCTAATGCTGCAAGAGCAATGAATGGATGCCGTTCAAACATTAACAAATGTTGCACTGGTAAAGCAAAAACAGCGCATGGACATAAATGGCGTTATGCCAAGGAGGTAGTATGACGTTAGCGATTTCGGGGACTACAGGAATTACCCTTGCAGGGCAATTTGATTCGGCTAGTACATTTGGTTGGCGCAACCGCATCATCAACGGCGGCATGGTCATAGACCAGCGTAATGCTGGGGCGAGTGTTACGCCTATAAATTCTCAATACACATTAGACAGGTGGCAAGCTGTTCTTACTCAAGCGTCTAAGTTTACTGTTCAACAAGGGTCAGGTTCTTCGCCTGTTGGTTTTTCAAATTATTTAACTGTTGTTTCATCCTCTGCGTATTCTGTTTTATCAGGGGATGCTTTTGATATTCAACAACCAATTGAAGGGTTTAATGTTGCAGATTTAGGATGGGGAACTGCAAATGCAAAAACGGTTACTTTATCGTTTCAAGTAATTTCGTCGCTTACAGGAACATTTGGCGGGGCAATTACAAACAGCGCAGCGAATAGAAGTTATCCATTTAGTTACTCGGTTCCTACAGCAAACACTTGGACAACAATTAGCGTAACTATTGCAGGCGATACATCTGGCACTTGGCTTACC